AATTGAACCAGGATCAATTCAACAGTCCGATTTAAGTACAGAAGTAGCAGCAAACATATCTTCTGCTTTTGCTGCGGCTAACTCCGCAGCATCTTACGCCAATCAGGCATTTTCTGCGGCGAATACAGCATCATCGGGTAGCATAGATAGTTACGCTAGAGATACAGCGAATAGTGCCGCTTTTTATGCTAATAGTGCATTTAACGAAGCGAATTCGGCCTTCAATAAAGCCAATACTTCTGTTATAGCAGGTAGTTATGCAAACTCAGCATACAGTCAGGCCAACAATGCAACTACAAATGCTGGAGTGGCAGACACTAAAGCTGTAAATGCGGGATCATATGCTAACTCTGCGTATAGTCAAGCTAACACAGCAACCACCAATGCATCTACAGCTGATGGTAAAGCAGTAACAGCTGGTAACTATGCAAACTCAGCATACAGTCAAGCAAACACCGCAACTATTAATGCTGCAACAGCCGATAGTAAAGCAGTAAGTGCTGGAGAATATGCTAATACTGCCTTTGGTCAAGCCAATACGGCCGTAACCAATGCTGCTACAGCTGATGATAAAGCTGTAAGTACTGCATCATATTCTAATTCAGCATTTGGTGCCGCTAATAGTGGTTCATCTTATGCCAATTCAGCATATACTCAAGCTAATACAGCAACAACAAATTCAACTACAGCTGATCAAAAGGCCACAAGTGCTGGAGAATACGCTAACTCAGCCTATGGTCAATCTAATACCGCAATCACTAATGCATCTACCGCTGATGGTAAGGCTGTAACAGCTGGCATTTATGCCAACGCTGCCTTCAGTGAGGCCAACACTGTTGATTCTAAAGCAGTAACAGCTGGTAACTATGCCAACTCGGCATTTGGTGTTGCGAACACTGCAACTACAAATGCTGCGACTGCCGACAGCAAAGCAGTATCATCCGGAGTTTATGCTAACAGTGCTTATGGTGCTGCTAACACAGTAGATTCTAAAATTATTGATGTTGGTGGTTATGCTAACTCAGCATACACTCAAGCAAATACCGCAGATAGTAAAGCAGTAACATCTGGTAACTATGCTAACTCAGCATATACTCAAGCAAATACATCTGACAGTAAAGCGGTAAGTGCTGGTAGTTATGCTAACTCAGCTTACACACAAGCAAATACAGCAACTACAAATGCAGCAACTGCCGACAGTAAAGCTGTAAGTGCAGGATCATATGCTAATTCGTCCTTTAGTGTGGCTAATACAGCAACTACAAATGCTGCTACAGCTGATGGTAAAGCTGTTGATGCAGGACAATATGCTAACTCTGCTTATACTCAAGCAAACACTGCAACTACAAATGCTGCTACAGCTGATGGTAAAGCAGTAACAGCTGGCAGTTATGCTAATGCAGCGTTTGGTATTGCCAACACAGCAGATGTCAATTCTATTTCTGCTGGTAACTATGCTAATGCTGCTTTTGCTGTGGCCAATAGTGGTATTACCGATTCTTGGGCTAGAGATACTGCAAACGCTGCATCTAGTTATGCCAATTCAGGATTTTATACTGCTAATAGTTCTGGTCTTTATGCTAATGCAGCATTTGCGGCCGCAAATACAGGAGTGCCAGATACTTTAGCTAGAGATACTGCTAATGCGGCATCAAGTTATGCCAATTCTTCTTTTAATACAGCGAATACTGCTGACAGTAAAGCAGTGAGTGCTGGTAGTTATGCTAACTCAGCTTTTGGTGCAGCAAACACAACAGCAATTTACGCAAACGCTGCATTTGCTGATGCCAACACCAAATTTAGTTCATCGGGCGGCACAATCTCTGGTAACGTTACTATCCTCTATGATCTTAGTGTCTTAGGAAATGTTAGTTTTACAGGAAATGTTACTTCTGTAACTGTCACTGGTAATAGTGGTCAATTTTTTGGTGAAGCGAACGGGCATAACGCATTATATGCTGGTATTCCTGTTGGATATGACTATCAGCCACATACAGTATTTCAAGCATCAACAAATGAGGATAATTACTCTCAAATAAACATTCAAAACATTAATCCTGGAAATAACGCATCATCTGATTATGTTGCTACGGCCGATAACGGTACTGAAAATGATACTTATATTGACATGGGTATTGCTAGTAGTCTGCATGCCGATCCTGAATTTACGTTAGTTGGTCCAAATGATGGTTACTTGTATGTGTCTGGCAATACAGTCACGGGCGGTGGTGGCCTTGTAATTGGTACACTTTTAGAAAATGATGTCATATTTACTGCTGGTGGCATGAATGAAGAAAATGAACAAATGCGTATCATTGGTTCAAGCAATACGATTAACATTCGTTCTAATGTAGATTCAAGTATCGCAAAGAGTGTTTTATTGGGACCAATTGCAAACCTTCATATTACAGGTGGTTCAAATGATGATTATATTAGAACCGATGGTTCAGGTAATCTGACATTTGCAAATTTAACTTCCGCAAATGTAATTAAAGTTTTATATGATACAGCTAACACTACTAGTCAAACAGCTGTAAGTTCTAGTTCATATGCAAATGGCGCTTTTGCTGCAGCTAATACAGCAGACCAAAAAGCTGTAACGGCTGGAACATACGCCAATGCGGCATTTGCAGCCGCTAATACAGGCGCCAGTAGTTCAGACCAATATGCTAGAGACACTGCTAATGCTGCATCTAGTTATGCCAATTCATCTTATAGTCAAGCAAACACAGCCACAACTAATGCTGCTACAGCTGATGGTAAAGCTGTAACAGCTGGATCATATGCTAATGCTGCCTTTGCTTTAGCTAATACCTCAGATAGTAAAGCAGTAACAGCAGGTAACTATGCTAATTCAGCTTATGGTCAAGCTAATACAGCAACTACCAATGCTACTACTGCTGACTCTAAAGCTTTAACGGCAGGTGATTACGCTAACTCATCCTATACTCAAGCTAATACTGCTACAACAAATGCATCTACAGCTGATGGTAAAGCTGTAACAGCTGGTAACTATGCTAATAGTGCTTATGGTCAAGCTAATACTGCTACGACTAATGCTGCAACTGCTGATGGTAAAGCTGTAACAGCAGGATCTTATGCTAATGGAGCTTATACTCAAGCTAATACCGCAACTACTAATGCTGCTACAGCTGATGGTAAAGCAGTAACAGCTGGTAACTATGCTAATAGTGCTTTTGCTGCTGCGAATACTGCTACAACAAATGCATCTACAGCTGATTCTAAAGCTGTTGATGCTGGTAACTATGCTAACTCTGCATTTAGTGTTGCTAATACGTCAGACAGTAAAGCAGTAACATCTGGATCATATGCTAATTCAGCTTATGGTCAAGCTAATACTGCTACAACAAATGCATCTACCGCTGATGGTAAGGCTGTAACAGCTGGTAACTATGCTAACTCGGCATTTGGTTCAGCTAATACTGCCGACAGTAAAGCAGTAACATCTGGATCATATGCTAATTCGGCATTTGGTGTAGCAAATACCGCAGATAGTAAAGCTGTAACAGCTGGATCATATGCTAATTCATCATTCACTACCGCTAACACTGTAACATCAGCGAGTTTGTATGCTAATGGTGCTTTTGCTTCTGCAAACACTCGACTAGCTACAGCTGGTGGTACAATTTCTGGTGATTTAACAGTAACAGGATTCACCACTTTACAAGAAGTAACAGAAGTTTTAAGTACATTAACTGGTGCTACAGGAACAGTAACTCATAACTTAACTGATGGTTCTGTTTTTTATCACACAAGTGCTGCAGCAAACTTTACTGCGAATTTTACAAATGTACCAACCACAACAAGTCGATCTATTACAGTTACGATTGTTATAGTACAAGGTGCAACAGGATATATACCAAATGCCGTACAAATAGATGGCGCAGCACAAACAATTAATTGGGCTGGCGGTGCAGCACCAAGCTAATTATCAAGGTGCCACTATGGTCTTTGTTTTACAAGGATCCGCACCAACAGGATGGGTTAAAGACACTTCAGATACCGATTATACTTTACGATGTGTTACAGGATCAGTATCAAGTGGAGGATCATCAGGATTTTCTTCCATTATGTCATCTAAATCTTTAACAGGTAGTCTATCGGTAACTGGAACTGTAGGAGGAACATCACTTACATCTAGTATGATACCCTCCCACAACCACGGACCTTATCCTGCTGCAGCAACTGTTGCTGCCAGCACAACTTCTCCTGTAATACCAGGACCATCAATAGCCAGAACAGTATCTAACAATTTTACACCTGGTGTGGTAAATCCAGGTGGTGTTAATCCTGGAGTTACAGCAACTGCTCATGATCATCCGTTAAATCCAGCAACAAGTCCTGTAACCTTCACCACAGTAAATTTAGCTATTAAATATGTGGATTCAATTTTAGCAACAAGGACTTAATATGGCATTAGTTATAGAATCAGGATCAAGAACAATAATGAAAATGACCACTCCACCAACGGGATGGACAAAAGATACTACATATGATAATTATGCACTAAGAGTAACTACCGGTTCTGTTATTAATAGAACTACAGGAGAGTCTTTTTCTACAGTTTTTAAAAATTATAATAGCATTGGTGTACCGGCACCTGGACTTTCTTATTCTGCTGTAAACGCCACTGTGATAGACGATGCGGCAATGACAACGCATAATCACACTACCATAACACACCCATCCGCATTGTTAACTAGACGAGGTGGTGCAGGTAATACGAACGTAGCTCGTACCCCAGCGGGAGCACCAGTTACTTTTAGTAATAACCCTGGTGGTGGAGGATCACATACTCATCCAATTGGAACTGTAGCCGTTACTGGTTCAATTAATCAGAGTGGAGTTAATTCAGAAATAAATTTGAATATAAAATATGTTGACACTATTATAGCGGTTAGGAGTTAATCGTGGCTATTTTTGATTCTGGAACAACAACAATTTTTCATCAAACATCCGCACCCACTGGTTGGACGAAAGAAACTGTGAATTATAATAATCACGCACTTCGAGTAGTAAATGGATCGTCTTTGAGTTCTGGAGGTACTGTCGATTTCACAACAGGTTTTAATACTACATCATATATTTTTTCATCGGTTGCTGTTCCTTATACAGTAGGTAACCATACCTTAACTGGAGCTCAGTTACCATATCACCTTCATGCTGTTGCGCCATCAACAAATAGATTTGCTATTGGAACTGCTACCACACCCACAAATGCTACATCTCCAATAACTCCTGCTGTACCCGTTATGACTACTGCCGTACCGGCCGGTGGGCCGATAGGCGCATCAGTAGGTAGTTCAGGAGCGCACAATCACTCAATTACAATTACCGCTAGTGGTAATGTTTTTGGTCCAAATTCTACAATAGGTGTAAATTATATTGATGTTATTATTGCTTCTTTAAACTAATTCATATATAATAGTATAT